GAAGCGCACACCCCGGCTCGTGCCCACAGGCTGGCTAAGGAGGCTAACTCCCTTGCGAATGCCAGATTCCTGGGCGATAGAGCTGCCGTGATGACCCACTCACGCACGGGGCCTAATAAGAAACCGACACCCACTAGATTCTTCTCCGGTGGTAGGTTAACCGAAGCAGGCAGTACGACAGGACTCTTCTGTCGGCGTAGACACGTCCGAGGTGTGTCCACGTGGTTCAATGAGGTGATCCGCGGCCCTATCATGTGGTCGCAACTAGGCCTCAAAAGGTGGGGTGGTTTCTCTCACGGGTCTGACGAGTCTATGCAACGCAAGTTCAGAGACACGTATAGGCGTGCATCACACTTTGGCCCCGTGCAGCTGATCTCTGATGACTCCTCTAATTACGACGATACCGTGTCCCTCGTGCATCTCGAGCAGATGCGTGATGAGGTGTACCTCTGGCCTGATGATTTCTATCGGTGGGCGTACACTGAGACCTTGTCTATTCCCGTTCTTAGCGGGCCTCTCTACGAGCGCGACACGGCTTCCTTGACCCCGAGGCACGGAGGCGTCGCTTCCGGCCTGATTTCGACTACCTTGGACGACACGGTGGTGAATATTTGCATCATCGTGACCTGTATTTCTCACGCATCCAAAAGGTCCGTGCAGAAGGTCCTAGACGCGTTGGATTCAGGTGAACTCGCCATCTGGGTTCAGGGTGATGACACACTCATCTTTACAAGCTGGGAGATAGACCGTGCCGCGTACAAGTCGTTGGCTCTGGAATTCGGCTACATTCGGAAGATCGAGGACTACCCGATCTTTCTGATGCGATGGTACGACCCCAGATCGCTGAGCGGCTCATACGGGAGTTCAATCCGTGCAGCGATGAGGACTGCTACCCGTGAGTCTAGAGCTCTTGGTCCTCACTTCGAGCGCTTTGCGACCTACATTAGGTGGTCCGGTGTCATCGATGACCCACTTCGTGAGGAAGCCGTATGGTTATCTTCTGACCTTCCGTACGAAAAAGATGATCTGATGAACCCACTAGCAGCCCTCTCTTCCCCCGAGTTGGTCGAGGGCATGCAGCAAGAGATGGGCGGCCCGCAGGGCACTCAAAAGACCGTTGCACTAGTCAGGAATTTACTAGCGCGCGGCGTTACCACATCCCAGATGTCCGTGTTGCGGAGACTGGGTCTACTTGAGATCTACGAGAACGAAGCGAGGTACACGAATGACGGACGAGGCTATGACTGGCGCACCCATTTCAGAGCCGTCGGAGACGCCGGAGATGACTTCTCCGCCGCCGGCCGAGACTGAACAGCCTGCGCCACAACCCGTGGCAGAGCCTGTAGAGCCTACCCCTCCCCCGGCAGAGACTGAAGCTCCTCTGGA